GTGGTTGCATTAGCGCCGCCGCAACACTCTTAAACATAAATTTTACATAGGCGCAGGCAATCGGCTGCGAGAAAAAGTATTCGTCGAAGATGATAATACCGACGTTAAACATAAGGAATATCACATGCAATTAAGAGCAATTATGCTGGCTGATTTAGAAGTAGCAAATTTCACAGAAGCCGCAAAAATAGAACAGAAGTTAAATGCAATCTTAGAAGAGTTCTCAAACTCTAATAAATGTGTAAGCTATACAGCTTTGAACATTAAAGAGCGTAGAGGTGCGGCAAAGCCTGACTTGGAACAGATGGCTTTCCGACAA